ACGACATATACCTACTCCGCGTTCCAAATGACTTCGATGTTGTCAACCTTGATAGCAATCGTGTCATCATCGTGCATGGTCGCAAGACGCAGGTAGATCTGTGCTTGCTCGATGCCACAGAGTTTCTTGAATATATGATAGCTACCATCTGGTTGGACGTTCCAACCACTCACGAGGAACTTTACCTGCTTCATGGCCTTCCCCCCTTTCCTAGATTCTGACTGGCATAATGAGTCCACGGACACGATACCCTCCTCGTCAAAGGTGTTGAAGTCGGCCATGCTGCAATAGTCGTGGACCTCTGCCTTAACCCTCTGATAGTCGAACTGTGCCATTGTGTGCCCCTTTCATCAGCTAGCCCCTATTGGCTATGGTTCGATTCTACCATAAGTGTTAACGATGTTTCACGTGAAAACAAAAAGAAATCTCCGCACCTGCTGGGGCATGGCAGGCACGGAGAACCAGGGAAACAGCCCTATAGGGCTATGGTTACTTTAGCATATTGTTGACGATGTACTGAACAATATCGTACTCGCTTCCAAGCATGTTCCTGCGAGTGGTGCCATTGCCATAGCGGCCCTTGATGACCTTGTTGGCCTTGGCATACAGATCGTTTACCTTGGCTTGCACCTCGTCATAACGAGACCCAAGCGCAGTTCTGCGATCCTGTCCAGTGCCATACTTGCCCTTGATTACATCGGTGGCAAGATCTAGCGCTGAACCAGGCACCACGCTATCAGAAGAATTACCAGAGCCAGAAGAGTTAGATGAACCAGCATAGGCATTCCAAGTCTTTCTATCACCATAGAAGAAGTCACCATCAACATTCATGCCCCCCATTGCAAGGCTTGAAGTGAACTGCCAAGCGGCCAACGTCCAACCAGCATGCTTGTAAGGGCAGGAGGAATCTGGATAGGACGTGTAAGTCCTGGGATACCCTGCAAGCCAAAGGCCACAATTTGACTTCACCCAAGGTGTGCCATAGCCGCGGTTGTTGATGTAGTCACTGTTCATATAGACCCAGGGCTTAACCCCACTGAGCTGATAGAACGTCCTGCACCAAGTTTCCAGCCAACAGTTAGAGTTAGGAACCTCGAAATCGAGAACGGGAATACCCTTGCCAACATAGTTCTTTGTCTGGTTGTAGAAGTAGGTGGCCTCTCTGGCCGCGTCGTTGGATCGTGCGAAGTGGTAGTAGCCGAACGGAATTCCAAGCCTGATCGCGTCTTGCACGAACCCATCACAGCACTTGTCCACGAGGCCAAGCCCCTCTGTTGCCTTGACGATGACGAAGCCAGGATTGGTTGCACTGAGGCTAAAGCCTCGTTGATAGCTGGAAATGTCGATACCCTTTAGAACAGCCATGTCACTCATCCTTGCTTTTCTCGTTGTCAAGATTGAACAACCTGAACAGTGCGGAATCCCTCAACTCTGGATAACCATTGGCTATGTTCTCCAGCACGCTTACAAGTTCCATCAACACGATGTAGCTGCACACCACTTCGCAGGTGGGCACGTCATAGGGCAGAGCACCTGTATGCGAGATACTCACCTCGATGACAAGGCATACGAATATGAGAACGAGCATGAGCACCTTGTGCAGAAGCCCGTTTCTCATTTTGGTGCTGGAAAGATTCTCGTTGATGACAGCGACGATGAAGCCCACTACCATGTCGGCTACCATCATCACGCAGGCGAGAGCGATACCCCATACTTGGGCATCACTCAGGAACACTATAGGAAGCATTTTTGACCATCTCCCTTTTGACGGATTCGGCGCTAGCCAAATCGATTACCAAGCTACCTCGTATCTTAACAGCTCTAAGCCTGCCGTTGGTACACATACGACATGCGCGCACCTTGGATACTCCGAGGAATGCAGCACATTCGTTGAGCGTCAAGGTTGGCCGATGCTGCAGCAGGTGTGCTGGGATCGTATAGGTTCCGTCCTGTTCGTTGTATGTGAGTCTGATTACCCCGTTGAAAGCGGTTTCGACGTTGACGTTTCCCAATTTGTCGGTTAGCCCTTGGAAGTCAAGCCCTGTTATCGGCTCTGAGTACGTCTTAAGATTCATGCATGACCCTTCTTATATAGGTGTTATATTGTTAACAGTCTAGCGTGAAAGGGGCAAACGTGACAAGGGCTAAGCGAGAATCTGACGATGTGTATAACGCACGCCGACGCTACCGTAGGCAGGCCGAGCGCTACCTGGCAAAGGCTGAAAAGGCTAGCGGGCTTGAAAGGGCACGCTATCAGGCGCAGGCTCGTAACGCAACGATCAAGGCAACTCAGACCTATGCCAGGGGACAGAAGCCCCAGGGGCAGGTCAAAGCCCTTATGGAGAGGCAGGGTATCGGCGCTGGCACAATTGCGGCAGTGAGCGCTGCAAGTGGCTACAAGTCTGGTGGAATCGGTGACGGCGTCAGGCGCCTTGTGAACCAGTCGCTAAGCGCCTTGGTAGGCAAGGAGCAGAAGACTCGTGACCAGATGGCACGCGACATTCTGAGCACGGGAAATGTGGGAAGCCGTTTCTACGGTGGCCTCGTGCAGGTCTGGGATGAGACGGAAGAGAGCAGGCAGCACCCGAACCGCGCGATCCTGGAGTTCTTCGGTGCGGATAGCATCATGGACGTGCTTGAAGAGCTGGAAGCGCAGGGCATCGATCTGTACACGCCTGACGAGAACGACGACGTTTACAAGTCTGCGCAGCTGAAGCTACAGCAATACATCCTAAAGACACGTCGTATCCGTGAAAAACAATGAGTAAGCGGCCATACAAGCCATACAGGATAATAGGGGCATACGACAGCGAGACAACGAACCTATCAAGTGGCGTGGACAAGAGGGCGTTTCCCATCCTGCACCAGCTAGGCTTGATAGACGCTCCGATCAACACCATAGATAACGGAAACGTCGAGCGCCTTACGCACCTATACATGTATCGGCATACCATAGAGCTCTATCAGGCGTTGCAGCGCATAGCCGACGCGCACGTTGGCTATGTGCCTGTTATCTGCTGCCACAATCTGTCGTTCGACATGTACGGCCTTGCGCAATGGCTAGGCGAGCAACCCAACGTGCGCGTGCTTGCCAAGTCACAGAGAAAGCCCATCAGCTTCACCATCCTGGACGATGACGAGCAACCTCGGCTAGTGATATGGGACACATTGGTGTTCGCACAGAAGAGCCTGGGCTACATGGGAGACGAGTGTGGTTATCCCAAGCTGGCAGGTGATTGGGACTACGACCTGATACGCACGCCAAACACACCGTTGACAAAGGAAGAACAAGCATATGCGGCGCATGACATCTACAGCCTGTTGGCATGGCTGGGGTATTGGTGCAGGCTCAACCCAGACATTAACCCCGATGACTTGGGGCTGAGGGTCGTATCCAAGACTGGCGTGGTCCGCAGACGCAGGGTGCAGCGCTTTTCCAAGCTGAGGGGAAAGGGGCTTAAAAGGGATGTAGGCCACTTTTGGGGCTTCATCAACAACCAGAACGCATTCACCGAGGATGACGAACTGTATACGTGCCAGGCGTCAACTCGCGGGGGCTTCACCTTTTGCAGCAAGGCCAATGCCTCAAGGGTGTTTGACTTTGCCGAGGACGAGGGACGCAAGGTATATGGCTTCGACGCTACCTCGCAGCATCCCAGCCAAATGGTGAGCCATAGATACCCCGTGCGTTTCCAGGAGGCCACAGCCGAGAACCTGACGCTGGCGTTTCAGAACATACAGCTGACTACCCTGGATGACGTTCTGAGGCACTACGAGAAGCCATTCGGAGTCGCGTTCTATGGGGCCTTCTATTTCGAGGGATTGCGATTGAAGCCAGGTACCCCATTCGGTGACTGGGGCATAGCTCCGCTTGCGTGGGCCAGGTGCAAGGAATATCAGGTCGAGCCAACGATAGCCGAGGAAAACCAGCAGGGAGAGGAGTTCAGGCAACACATGGCAGCCCTTGGTTACAAGGACAGGGTTACAGATCCCGTGTATAGCTATGGCAAGCTGGAAGGCGCTACCAGCGCCGTTCTGTGGCTTACCGAGCTGGCCGCGTGGGAGGTGTGCCAGGCCTACGACTTCGATAGCGTCAAGGGAATTCAGGGTTATATGACGCTGTCCTTTGACAAGCCCTCCGACATGTGCGTTATCTCGGTCATGCAGTTCTATGCGGCCAAGAACGCCTTCAAGCAGGCGAGGGGCAGATACTATGCCAACGAGTCGCTTGATAACCAGAAGGATCTGCTTGGTTACGGAATCCCAGAGTTCGTCGTTTCTGGCATGCAGAACCACACGATAGACGATTCAGTGGTGGAGAGCACCTATCTAGGACTCAAGGCAGATCTTAATGCGTTGTTTGGCATCGAGGCCTGCAACGAGTACAGACGTGACACGGTTCTGGGAGCTACGGGCATAGAGTATGAGGGCGCCTTTGGCGTGGTGAACGCGCCAAAGCAGCCCAAGGCATGGTACCAACTAGGCCAAAGGATCGTTGGTTGGAGCCGCATAGCGCAGTGCGTCGTCATGATGCTCTGCTACCCGCATGTGGAAACCTGCGTGAACGGCGATACGGATTCGGTCAAGTTCGTTATCAGGGACAGCGAGCTGGATAACGTGAGACTTGCCCTGCAACGCATGGATACGGCCATAGACAAGGCCAAGGCCGACGTGTGCAGTCGTGTTAGGCGCTCATATCCCGAGCAATATGATCCCCTGACCGGCATAGGCCATTACGTGCTTGAGTTCTCCACCTACCGATTCTGTGCCGCCTGGAACAAGGCATACTGCATCTCAGAGTATGACCCTAGGGACAGACGGGAGCATGTCCGCTTCACGCTGGCAGGCGTACCATCCAAGAAGGTGAACCGGTTAGCTGACTCTCTCATAGAATCTGGCTGGAGCTTTGCCGACGTATGTGACACGTTCCTTGGCTACAACGTGACCTACGCCCACGACATAACGGGATTGAATGCGCGGGCCTTTCCTGAGTGGGGAGACATGTACCGAGGCAGGGTGACGGACTATCAAGGTCATACCTCAAGCGTCACCGAGCCGAGCGCTCTGTGCCTCTACCCCATGGCAAAGACCGTGAACGACACGCAGAATGCAGAGAACTCAACCAACATGCAGGTTGCTGTGCGCAACAGGCCGCAGGTGAACACAGAGCCCTTGATAATCACGGTGGACGGAATAAGAAGGATAGGTGACATGATCAATGGTGACTAGGAAGCAGAGATATTACGATTGGCAGGCCACCTTTAGTCGGCAGACGGGAAGCCAAGGGGAGTTCTGCATCGTGGTTGGTGCAAAGGGCATTGGCAAGACCTTTGGCCTTCGAAAGCAATGCGTGAACGACTATCTGAAACATGGTTGGCACTTCTGCGAGGTCTGCCGAACCAAGGACGAAATGAAGGTGGTTCGGCAGGGCTATTTCGACAAGCTCCAAAACGCTGGGTTCTTCGAGGATTACATATTCAAGGTGACAGGACAGACGGGCTATATAGCGCCCGAGCCTGGCAAAGACCCAGAGACTGGGGACTACACCGAGAAGCCACAGTGGCAGGTGCTCTGCTATTTCGTGGCACTTACGACGTTTCAGACCGAGAAGAAGCGCACCTATACCAACGTTCGCAGGTTCATCTTCGACGAGGCGATAATCGACCGCAAGGACAGATACCACAGGTACCTGCCAAATGAGTTCCTGATATTCGCAAACCTGCTGGACTCCGTGTCCAGGCAACAGCCAGGCGGTGAGCAGTACAGGGTATACGTGCTAGGCAACGCCTGCGATCTCACATGTCCTTACATGCGCTACCTTGGGATAGACAGGATACCCGAGTTTGGCTACAGCTTTTGGAACAACAAGGCGGTGCTGCTGCATTACGTAGAGCCTTGGGACAAGGACGAGCGGCAGGCACAAACGCTGGTTGGCAGGATGCTTAATGGCACTGACGAAAGCGAAATGGTATTCGGCAACGTGTTCAACGTGGCGAACACGGGTGACGTGCAGGCCAAGACCAAGGCCGCACGGTACGCCTATGCCATCAAGTACGGCGAACAGGTCTATGCGGTATGGATAGACTACAGGCAGGCGCTTTGCTTCATCACGTCCAAGCTACCCAAGGATGCAGGAAACGTGTTTACCATCACAAAGGCTGACGCGAGTCTGGACTATCAGGCCATCGAGCGCACTAGCCCCTATCTGCAGATGCTGAACAGGTTCTTCTATCTGGGAACGCTGAGGTACGAAAGCCCTGCCATGCGCGAGATGTTCCTCACCATCCTTGAGTTCATGGGAATTCGCTAAAAAAGGTGTTGACGCTGTTAACATAAAGATGCTACTTTAGGCGCAGTCGATACCAGAAAGGAGGGCAGGGCATGAAAGAGCAAACGTTGTGGATATACCAAGGCAGGAACGTACCCGACCCGTGGGCCATCCACCTTACGGCACGAAAGGAGCGAAGGCGCATACGGGCGGATACCGAGATCTACGCTGATTGGCTTACCAACCCAAACAAGCGCTTTCTGATCGGTGACATGAGCATCGTTAAAACCGCGAGCTGGATTGACACCATCGGGCACGTTCTAGCCGCTTACGATCACCCGCTTAACGAGTGCGACCGCGAGCAGCTAGAGTGGAACTTGAAGGAACTGAAAAAGAACTTTCTGGACTAAGGAGAAACGAACATGGCAGAGCAGAGCAACGAGATTCAGGCAGTGCAGGCGCAGCAGGCATCCGTGAGCATTCAGAACGTGACCAACGCTGGCGTTGGCGCAATGGTAACCAGCCTGCGAGCGAACCCCAACGACCGCGCGGCAAGCGTGCGCATCTTCAACGCGATGAACAACCCTACCGACCGAGTGGCGAGCCACATCAATGAGACCATCGAGGTCCAGGACTATCTCATCGAGATGACCGAGATCGAGGACACTGACGCCTATGGCAACGGCCTTGGCACCTTCAGCGTAGTTCCTCGCGTGGTTCTCGTTGCCCCTGACGGCACGAGCTATCAGGCAACATCCTATGGCATCGCCAACGCTGTTCGAAACGTCGTCATGGTGTGCGGTGAGGCGCCTTGGAACCCGCCTGTGCAGCTCAAGGTCAAGCAGGTGCCGACCAAGCGTGGTTCCATGCTTACGGTTGACATGGTAGGATAGGGCATGGTGAAGCCCACTTTGTTCAGAGGTTCGCGCAGACTCGGGTATGCGGCCTGTGATGGGCACCGACGCGCTGGCCACAGCATGGGCAACGTCTGACGGGTGGGAGCTTTGCCAACATCCAGGAGCCACCCAAGGGCTATATGGCCTTGTGGGTGGCTCCACTCGTTTCCAGGGAAAGGGACAAGGAACATGAGCGAGCAGCATATCACGGTTGAGAACGCCTACATGCAGCAGAACTACCTTATTCAGATTTGCATGGACTGCACCGACCGCTTTAACGAGCTGGAAGCCAAGTATCACAAGTTGCAGGCCGAGAACTGGCGCCATCGGGCCAAGCAGCTAAAGGCAGCCAACTGCACCTTGCATCACAAGGTTTCAGCGCTTCAAGGCCACGTTGATTGGTACCGTGCAAGGTGCCACGATCTCAAGGAGGAAAACGATCGCCTTCGCTCCAAGCTTGCGAGGTATGCGGATCTAGAAAAAGCGTTGAGTGAATGGAGGGGCTAGCAATGCTTCAATTCCAAGCGGGGGATTATTGCATCTGTGTGTGGGATGGAGATCGGACCAAGCTTGGCAAGGCGATTGAATCCTTGAGCGAGTACGCAGAGGATGAAAAGGCTGAGCGTGAGCATAAGGGATTTACCTTGACAGTGCGGACCTTCGACCAAGGCAACGACGATGACAAGGCAAAGAAGGTGCTGGAGAAGGCAAGCGAGGTCAGGGGAGCGCTTCAATACGAGGGGCGCGAGGCTGGGCAGACGCTTTACGAGCTTGCCGACACGGTGACGGCGTGCCTCAACCTCGTTAGTGCTCTGGGCTACAGTGAGGAAGAGCTTCAAAAGCATCTTGACATGGTGTTTCAGAAGCAGCATGAGATCCACGTTAAAGGAGTGAACTAGTCATGACAATCCAGCAGCAGCAGCCGCAGACAGATCCGAAAACCGAGCCGCAGACAGACCCACAGACCGACCCACAGGTTTCGACAAACAACGGGGCAAATGTTAACATTGAGCCGCAGACCACTGGTGCAGCGGGTAGCACCGCAGAAGACGCACTGGGAGAATACAAGGCGCTTTTGGAGCAGATGAAGGCCCAAAACGCGGCGCTTATCGAGCAGAACAAGAGTCTGCAAACCCAATTCGGCATCCTCATAAGGAGTGGCGCAAGTGTGGGACGGCATGGAGATAGCAGTTCCGTATCTGGTTCTGGCAACACTGACCCTGTGGGTTCTGGTCAAGGTACGGGACAGACTGGATCACAGGAACCATATGTGAGCCTCGCCGAGCTGGGAAGTCATATCGGGAAGCGTGATTACGGTTCCCACAACTCGCAAAGGAGTGATAGCTAATGGCCATTCAGAACAGCACCATCCTCTCGAAGGCATGGATCGAGGGAAGCAACGACTTCCAGCAGCGCATTCCAAACCCTGACATTGCAGGATATGCGGCATCGGTTCAGGCGCTCTTTGACCCCTACAACGGCGATCTGCTCAACAGCTTCTCTAACCTGCTTGTTGGCTTCATGGGCAACTATGTCGAGAGCAAGCTTTTCGAGAACCCGCTGAGGGAGCTCAAGAAGCCTGCCTCCGAGTTCGGCAACACCGAGCGCCACGTTGCCGTGAAGTACATGAAGGCGCACAGCTACAAGCTGGATGACGAGACGCTGTTGAAGCTGGAAAAGCCGGAGTTCCAAGAGTGGTTCTATTCGGTGAACCAGCATCGACGCTACGACTTCTCTTGGAGCCGCTACGAGCTTAGCCGCGTCATGAACGAGGGTTCGGGCTATGGCCTTGACAACATGCTTGTCGCTACCCTTGACCAGCAGCGCAGTTCTGACAACTATGACGAGATGCAGGATATGATCAACACGTTTGCAATGGCAGACAAGTATTACAACCTGTATCGCCACAACATCACGGCAGCGCCGACCACCAAGGAGCTTGGCCAGGAGCTTCTCGTCAAGATCCGCACCGACGCAGGAATGATGCAGTTCCCGAGCATGCGATACAACCAGCTTGACGTCCCCGTTTTCGAGTCCCCGCGCACGCTTGTCCTGTGGGTGACACCCGAGACTGACGCCTATCTTGATGTGATGGCCCTGGCCGATGTTTTCCACGTCGAGCGGGCAGAGGTCAACTTCCGCAAGATCATCATCCCCGAGTTTCCCATTGCGAACGTCTATGCGGCGCTTACTTCCGAGGACTTCGTCTATGCGCGTGACGCGTGGTATGGCATCGAGCCTCCTTTCTACAACCCCGCCAACCGTACCTACAAGTATTATCTGTTCCATGACCAGATGATCGGAATGAACCCCGCGGCCAACTGCGTTCTGTACACCACGGATGAGGCGACCACCATCCCCACCATCAAGATGGCTACTACTGGAATGACCATCATGCCCAGTGCCGCGAACGTCCCGCTTGGTGGTTCTATCAAGCTCAACCTTGCCCTCACTGGTTCCGTCACGCCTACTGGCACCCCCGTCGCGGTGGAGCCTGACGCGGCAACCTACACAGTCGCGGCCAGCCGCTCCAATGACTCGACCACTACCCCCGTCACGCTCAACAGCCGCACGCACGTCACCCCTGACGGCGTGCTACACGTCCAGAGGGGCGGCAACCTTGCCGTTGGTGACAAGATCATTGTTACCGCTGCCACGGCCTACAAGAATCCGTCTGCACCTGACGAGACGAACTACACGGCCACCTTTACGGCTACCGTCGTTGCAGCCAAGGAGGAGACGGCCAAGGAGTCCTTTGTGGAGACGAATAGCAACCTTGTCTACACGCCGAGCGGCGACGATGTTACCTACAATCCTGCGGATTAAGCTACAATAGGCTTGCTCCTGCTACTTCCTTTCCCGTATGCCCCATCTGCTCAAATTGCAGGTGGGGCATTCGCGTTTTATACTGTTTTCCAAAATCCTTGAGGAGGTGGGGCAATGCCGAACTTTCACTATCTCGGGAAGAATGGCTTTCCGAACGCCGATAACGTGAACGTCTACGAATATCAGAATGATGTTGACTATGCCCGCTATGACTATTCGCAGATGAGCATCCAGGTATGTTCGGTGCCTTGGGACCAAGGGGAAGCCCACATAGGGCAGCGCACGATCTCTGGTATCGGAAACGTCGTGCATTTCGGAAGCGCAGAGAAACGAGACGCCTGGTTCGACGCCATCCCAGATACCGAATGCTTTAGGTGGGAGACCAAGTTCAAGGAGCTTCACAGCGACCTTACCTTGCGCGTTCCTCTGCCCTTCGACATTGCATCCAACTACAACTACGTGCGTGTGACCTACAACCTCTTTGCCAACGACGAGAGCCCCCTGCAATACGAGACTGACGAGGGGGCGCGCAGTTGGTTCTACTTCATCAGGGAAGCGCGCTTCATTGCGCCGAGCACAACCGAGCTTCTACTGCTTGACGATGCCTGGCAGACGTGGATCTACACGCTGGACATTACCAATATGATCTTGGAGCGCGGACATGCGCCAATGTTTGCCACCAAGGCAGACGCATACCTTGCAGATCCCATTGACAACTGCTCTGACCTATTGAGCGATGACATCAACTATGGAGAGCTGCAAAAGGTGACCAAGGCACAGGCTACCGTGCTCAACTCCGAGGACATGAGGGCCATCATCGTATGCAGCTCAAACCCAACAGGAACCTGGGGCAGCAAGGCAGGCAACGATTGGAAGGTCCCTGCATCGGCCTGCTATGACGGCGCTGGCGTGCCAAACATGTACGCCTTTGCGGTGGCCGTGAACCAGCTTGACACGTTCCTGGCCAACGTCGATACGACTACCCCGCAATTCAAGCAGTCCGTGCAATGCGTCTTCTTCTGCGCGTCCGAACTGCTTTCCCTTGGCAGCGCCTACACGTTCTGCGGCGTTTCCTGCCACCCCGTGCAAGGTGGCTCTGACCCCGTGAGCAAGGCCATATTGACGCGCACGAAGGCCGATTGGGGCTACCCAAGCAGATACGCCGACCTTGCAAAGCTCTACACCTACCCCTATTCTGCCTTTGAGATCACCGACGAAAAGGGCAACTCAGAGCTTGTGAGGATCGAGGACACGGCGCAGGCGCTTACGATGGACGTTGCCGCAAACGTCGTGTTCCCCTACATCAACATCGTTGGCAGCATCCATGGCATAGGTGGCAGTGCCTCGAACACCCTGAGCTTTCAGAACATCACGGCAAAGAGCTTCACGGGCGCGGGCAGGTGGTATGAGCACCTGCATAGCTGGGAGGTTCCCACATTCGCCGTCGTGCTGGATGCGGCAGCCGAGTATGACTACTCAAGTCACTTCGACAGGAACCAGGCCGACAGCGACCGAGCTACCAACCAGACGAACGCGACCAACATAGCCAATGCCAACTATGCATCAGCAGCCACGCTTGCCTATGCGTCTGAGACGATGGCCGACAACAACGCCGATAACGTCGTGGACAACGCGAGCGCACAGACTACGGCCAACAGCACGGTAACCAGCGAGGGTAACAGTGCGTCGAGCGCAGACGCTGTCCTAGCCAACTCCCTTGCACAGGCCATTCAAGCCTGGGATGCTGGGATGACAAGGGCTACTGCAAACAATGAGATCGACGCGGCGAACGCAAGCGCGGCAGTTGGCGCGGCAGGCGGCGTGATAAACAATGCCGTCGGTGGCGCGGTCTCGGGCTTTCTTACCGCAGGACCAGCAGGTGCGGCAGCGGGCGCGATAGGTGGGCTTGTGTCGGGCGGCATCGGAGCGGCCACGTCGCTTGCGACCAATGCCATTGCCGTAAGCGCAACGTCAACACAGGCAGAGGCCGTGGTATCCAACTCCCAAAGCAAGCTTGAGGAAACGCAGAAGTCGAACCTTGACCGCACGACGCGAGCCAACACAGGGCGCACCAACCAGACCAACGCTCAGAACGTGGCAATTACCACGAGCGCGGCCAACACGTCGAGCACCATGAAGGAGAACGCAGTCACCGAGCGAACCGCGCGTCTGGGTGCGGCAGATACCGTGAGGGACGCGCAAGCGGCAGCGGCAGGCCTTACCTACGCGAACGAGGGCAGCCGCATTCAGAACGGCATCAGGCAGGCCGCACTGAGAGCGCCATTTGTTTTTGGGAATGTGAGCAACGCCGAGCTTTCGACAACGCGCCCAATGGCCCTGTTCGTCAACATCGTTACAGAGAGCGACTTTGCCATTCAGCGCGCTGGCGATGAGTTCCTGCGCTATGGCTACTATCTGGACAAGCAATGGATGTTCAGCGGCGATTGGAACGTAGGGAACCACTTCACGTTCTGGAAGCTACGAGACTACTGGAGCACGAACCAGATTCCCGATAGGTTCGCAGATCAGCTGAGGCTTCTGCTCTATGGTGGTGTCACGGTATGGAACAACCCCGACGAGATAGGAAAGGTGAGCATATATGACAACGGAATCTAGCGAGACAATCGACGTCAACAAGCTTCTGGACAAGCCCTATTCAGAGCTTACTGACGAGGAGATCGAGGCGGTCATCGAGTTCAAGGCCAGCGTCAAGGCACGTGACAGGGCGCATGCAGAGCGCTTGCAGGCCATCAAGGACACGAGCGACAGACTCGTTGCGCAGCAGCAGAAGCAGGTGCAGGCGGCGCACGACGCGCAGGACGCACTCTTGCAGGCGTCCCTGACGCGCCTTAGCCGCCTGAACGGAGGTGCATAAGATGAGCCGTAAGAAGAAGCGAGGACAGGAATCCAACCCCTGCTACTGGCAGACTGACGAATACAACGCGCTCTGCTATCAGGTCAACGTTGACATGCTGCTTGCGATAGCCATGAACCGCTTTCGCTGGGAGGGGCTACCGTCCACCTGCGACCCTCGATACCTGGAGATGCAGCTGCATAGGGCAGGCATTGCCACGATCTGCCACAGTGAGGAGACCCCCGACGTATGGCAGACGCTCATGGCAGCTCCGCAAGGCGTTTGGAACGACTATGGTATCCCTACCGAATGGAGGGCCAGGGGATACAATGATACTGACTACAAGGTGACCCCTGCAACGGGCGAGCTCGTCTACTACTCCCAGACGCGCCTCAACCCCTGGGGCGCGATCGTGCAATATGCGACCAAGCTTACGCATATCCAGCGCACGAGCGACGTCAACCTGATGCACCAGCAGCACCCATGGATAATGCTCATGCCACAGGAAAAGCGCCTGGAGCTTATCAACCTCTTCAATCAGATAGCTGGTTACGAGCCAATTATCCTGGGTGACAGCAACAACCGAAGCCTGCTGGAACTTAACGAGGGCAATTGCTTCACGCTTGACCTGCGTGTGCCTTTCCTCGGCAAGGAGCTTACCGAGCAGTATCAGAACGTTCTCAACCAATACCTGCTATACATGGGAGTCCCACACATCATGTTCGAGAAGAGCGAGCGCATGATCACCGAGGAGGCCACGGCAGGCAACAGCACTACGAACATCCTGTTGAAGAACTGCCTTGACTCCAGACGCTGGGCTTGCAAGCGGCTTCGAGAGCTTGCTCCTAGCGTGTTCGGCGACCTGCAGGTGTACATTAACGATGATTGGGAGAGCTACAACTACAATTATCTGAACAACAGGGAGCTTCTGGATAAGAACAACGCGACAGCGGAGGGAGGTGTCGAGAATGTCAGCGAGTGACTACACGCCTACTGCCTACCCTGACTTTGGATCGCAAGGCGAGGTCAACGACTGGACGGGAAAGGACCGTTGGAATGCCGTCTATACGATCACGCTAGGTGAGCTAATCGACAAGGGTGTGTTTGACTGGGGCCTTGACATCCTGGACTGGTCTAGCGCAGCCTACAGCACCGAGCAATACAATCGGGTATGCGCCTACTTCATTGAGCGGTTCAGGTTCAGGGAGATCAGCATAGAGCCCTTCTACGAATGGGCAACGATGCTCCATCGAAAGCTAGTGTACGAACTCATGCCAAAATACAAGAACCTCTACAGGTATCTTGATGAGGAGTTCGATCCAGCGCAGATTTCCGACAAGTACCACAAGCGCAGGACTATTGGCAGCGACTACCCAGAGACGATGCTATCTGGGAACTCCGATTACGTGAGCAACGGGCAGGACGAGGAGAGCGAGGACGTGGAGCGTGGGAACTTGCAGGAGGCCTATAACAGCTATGTGACCCAGTATCAGGCCATAGATACGCACCTGCTAGACGAACTTGAGTCAATGTTCATTGGGCTTTATACTGCCTCAATAGATGGGATGTGATGAGTCTATGAGTGATTTTAACTGCGATTGTTCACCCACCTATCCAAATGGTGAAGTGGCCCCCATTCCCCCGTTTTGGGGATTCAGTGCCTTTACGCCCACCATTCCAAAGCTCTATTGGAACGTCAAGAGCCAGGAGCAGCGTATCCTCAACCTGTTCGATCTGCTTAACAAGCTTGTCTGCTATTGCGACAACATGGGCTTGCAGATTGACATTAATGCACAGGACATTGCTGATCTGAAAAAGGAAATACAAGAGCTTGAAGACGGTAGTTTGTTTGACTACTACGAGAAACTGATATACGACTGGATTCAAGCCAATATGGCTGATCTGATTTCCGCTGGAATCAAGCAGGCCTACTTTGGTCTAACCTCAGACGGATACTTCTGCGCCTACGTTCCCGATTCGTGGAACGAAATAACGTTCGACACGGGAGCGGTATACGGTACAGAGACGTACGGAAGACTCATTCTGAGATTCGACGCGGACGGTTCTGGAGTGATTGACAACACGCAGTACGTTAACCACAAGGGATAGGAGAATCGAAAATGGCAACTACCCAGTACATAGGAGCGCGTTACGTTCCTCTGTTCGCAGATCCAATCGAGTGGGACAAGACGAAGCAGTACGAACCTCTCACCATTGTGACAAACAACGGCAACTCGTATACGTCAAAACAGTTCGTTCCAACTGGAATCGATATCACCAACGAGGAGTTCTGGGTACTGACGGGAAACTACAACGCTCAGATCGAGCAGTACCGAAAGGAAGTCACTGCATACGACGGTCGAATCACGACCGCGCAGGACACTGCCGACTCGGCAAAGACCTCTGCCGACTCGGCAAAGACCTCTGCCGACTCGGCAAAGACCTCTGCCAATGCCGCCAATGCAGCTGTGACCGCCGAGCAGAGAAGGGCCGAGGCAAAGGAAGGCGAGCTGCTTAGCAAGTTGAATGAGGAGACGAACCGCGCCACGTCTCGCGAGACCGAACTAGACGCATCAATTGATGAAACAAAAGCACAGCTGGCAGGCACAAGCAACAGCGGCCTTCTCGACAGGATGAACGCAATCTCAGCAAAGTTCCCAGTTGGAACTGCAGACCTGGCCGACGGTGCCGTAACCGCATCCAAGCTATCAAACAATGCGATTTCCTCGATTTTTGCTGGATTGACGGTTCGAAGGTTCGACTCGTCAGACACCAAGGCAGACAACGAGGGTCTTGTTGTTCCAAACTCAAGCTGCCGCCTTGCGGGGTACTGGATACCCGAGCTTGGGATGCTTGTAATC